TCCTCGTTGAGCTGTCGAGCACCTTATGTTGCTGTGTTGACAACCCCGCTGCTATTTTGCGGCGGGACAGTGTCACTGGCATGTTGTTGATTAGGAAATCAAAATACATTGGTTCCGGCAGCGATCTGGGCATTGCACCTGTTCATTCGCTCACATTCCGTCGTGGCGATGAGCAAGTTAAGGTGCGGCCCTGGGACGAGGGTGATGATTTTCTGGGGGCCGTGAGTAAGTCATTGAAGGGCCACAAGGCTGAGATCGAGGCAGACTACAAGAAATTGGGTCTGTCCGCTAAGCTCAAGTTGGTCACTCACGGTAGGGCAGAATTTGTCGGCTGCCATTTTGGTTTGTCCGACGGACGTCCAGAGGACGCAGGTTGGTGCCCGGACGTGGCTCGATACATGACCAAGATTGGTTGCCACGTCGCATCCGGCACTATTACGCCAGCGATGAAGGTGGCGAGAATGTGTTCTCTAGCGCGCATGTTCATGGGGCGGATTGAATTCATGAGTCGGATATTCTGGAGGTTAGCTGAGTGCCACGGCCGCGCTTGTGCTAGTGGCGACCAGGTTACCGTTGCAGCTTATAGTGTGGAAGAGGCTGTCGGCTTTGCCACGGCAGGCGACAAGGTCAACGTTGATGGGATTTTGCGTAGCACCGAGCAAGCGCTCGCTGACGCTTCGTACCCCACTGTTAACGACCAGTGCCTGCTTGTAGAGCGTAGCATCGAGCAGCCCTTCACCATTGATGACTATAATCAAATGGTGAATTTTTCGCTAGTTGTGACGGCAGATATGGATTCGCGAGCTGCGTGTTCATTTATACCCTCCAGTCTTGCAGTCGCTTGCCAACTGATGAGCTAGGGCGACTAATAAAATACTAGCGAAATGCCTACGGACCGGGTGGCGCCGATAACAGCCATGGCGCACAATGTGCGCCACACCCGACCCCTTAGGGGTCTTGGCTCAGCTGATTGGCTACAAATAAACAAACCCGCGCTTGTGTTCTTCCTTGACACTTGTAAAGTCGTTCATGGCAAGGTTGGCGAAGAATGGCCAGCCCCGAACCGGCACACGTCCCCAGCCTCAGAAGAAGAGCCGGAGTGGTAAGAAGGGTCGCCGAGGTCCCAAGGGCAATGGCGGCCAATCTAATTACTCGGGCATTGTGCAGGGCGTTGGGAAGTCTGCGACGATGGGCTTCGGGTCTATTCCCGGACTCCGTCTCGAGAGTTTCGATGCCTTCAGTCCCATCCACATGTCCCTTCCTCGAGGCACTGGAAACTACAC